CAGAATTCGCTATTCGAGCATTTGGATGTTCCAAGTGCAATATATTCTGGCTGGACTGCAGCAACTGCTTTTGCGGCGTGGGTTCAAGGCACTCCGGGTGCTGGAGCCCAAGGTGCGCCCTATACCTTTTGCGCAGACTCAGTTATCCATCACATACCCTATCAGAATAGCAACGCATATTACGGCTTGTTTTCAACCACTCGATTAGGTCCATTGGGTATGGGAATAGCGCACGACCTGAGTGTGCCAACGATCAATGCGCAAATGCACACTGGGTCAACCTCACATCTTTATTACAATGGGACACAAATAGCCACAGGCGTATCAGTACCCGCATTAGAAGACTCAGGGCTTACCAGATCGGTTATACTGGCAGGCACAGCTAATTCTCTTACTGCGGCATCTATTGGTGAGTTCGTGATGTACGGCACCGCACTTTCTGCGGATGATGTAGCTTCTGTAAACGCCTATCTGGCGGCGGGGTATATGGACTAATGGCCAATGCACCATTCATCATCACCCTCACCCCAGTTGAAGATGCTTCTTTTGTAAGCCTCTCGGGTGCGGCCACTCGCGTTCTGACTACATCTGGTGCGATCACAACCACTGGCATCACTGTTGCTGCCACTGCCGAGCGGATAATCACTGCCTCGGGTGCCGCTACCACTACTGGCACCACGGTTGCAGGTACGGCTGACCTCTCGGGAGCTATAGATGCTTCGGGTGCGATCGTTACCACGGGGGCAACGGTCTCTGGTACAGCAGAGCGCATCCTGACAGCAACTGGTACCGTCACCACAGTGGGGACCACAGTAGCAGGTGTTGCGGAGCTTGTTGGCGCTATCGAAGCCTCTGGCACTGTCAGCATATCAGCGGTGACCGTTGCAGGTGAGGCGGAGCGCAGTCTCACAGCATCCGGCACGGTCAGCACAGCAGCTGCAACCGTCGCAGGTGAAGCGGAGCGCAGCCTCACAGCATCGGGCGCGGTCAGCACGGCAGCGGCCACAGTGGCAGGTGCAGCCGAACGTGTCCTGACGGCCAGCGGGGCTGTCAGCACAGCAGCGGCAACAGTCGCAGGTGATGCCACACGGGTATTCACTGCTTCGGGTACAGTCAGTACAACAGCGGCAACCGTCACAGGTGAAGCGGAGCGGGTTCTCACATCGACGGGTGTGGTCAGCACAGCAGCTGCAACCGTCGCAGGTGAAGCAGAGCGCAGCCTCATCGCATCTGGCACCGTCAGCATAACAGCGGCAACCGTTGCAGGTGAGGCGGAGCGGGTTCTCACATCGACGGGCGCAATCACCACTGCGGGAACACAGGTAGAAGGCCTTGCCTCTCTGGCTGGCGCAATTGTATCGGCCGGCAATCCAGTCTTCGCAGGAACACAAGCTGCAGGTACCGCAACGCGAAGTGTTGTAGCTTCGGGCGCGGTGTCTACCACAGGCACACAGGTTTCTGGCACCCTTCAATATACAAATCTGGCAGATGGTGCCGTCACAGTGGGTGCGCCCCAGGTGACAGGCAATGCCTCGCTCGGGGCAAACGCAACGGGTGCGGTGTCGACCACGGGGACAACTGTATCCGGATCGGCAGCTGTAACAGCAAATCTGACGGCTTCGGGCAATGTTCAAACCGCGGCTGTGACAGTTTCAGGTGTTGGCCTTCGGACATATGAGGCAACAGGCGCAATCACCACAGGCACGGTCAGCGTAGTTGGCGAAGCTGCCAACAGCATATTGAACACTGCTTCGGGTTCTGTATCAACAACGCCAGTCACTGTGACGGGTGCGTCGACCAGGGTGATCACTGCAACCGGAACCATCACGCTCACCGCGGCGAATGTATCCGGATCTGCGGCGCGAGGGTCCAGTGCGGATGGCGCCGTTGCGACCAATGGTGTCGAAGCAGCGGGTACGGCAACAAGAGTATCCAATGCTTCGGGCAATATTGTCACCGGATCTATTACGGTGTCTGCATCTGTCACGAAAACGGCGTTTGTAACGGCAGCGATCACTACTGTTGCCACGCAGGTTTCCGGCACAGCCCTGTATATTCCATTCAACGCATCGGTACGGCGCAATGCTTCCGAGTTTGTGAGCGAAACACTTGTCATTTTGGAAAGCAACGAAAATGATGTAGTGCTAGACTCACACGGGGAGAATTTGTTCTTGCTGGATCTTACGGAGAACGCCGCATGACCTTCACAATAAAACGGAATGACACGTCACCCTCGATCGTGGGTACGGCAGTTCGAAAGCTCGACAACACGGTCATCCCTATAACAGGTGCCACTGTGCGATTTCATATGGGCCGGATCGGGGAAACACGATTGGTGGATGCAGCTGCCGCCATCTTCACAGATGGGTCAGATGGCAAGATGAAATACGACTGGCAGGCCGCAGATACGATCGCGATAGGAAACTACAAAGCCGAGTTTGAAGTCACTTTTGCAGATGGATCAATCGAGACATTCCCAAACGGCGGGTATATCGATGTGCAAATTACGCCAGATTTGGGAAATGACTAATGGTGCGGCCCACAAAAAGCTGGACAGAACGCCTGTACAGTTTGTTTTTTGACACACTCACTGCCGATCTGAGCCGCCTCAAAACGGATGGAAACAGCAATGTTGTCAGTGCGGAAAACTCCTCGACAACACCTTTGGGGATTGCAGGTGTTTTTACAGGAGCATGGGTCGATGTTAGCGCATATCCGGAAGTTATGGTTGCGGTCACGACGGATGCTGACGGCGTTTACGCCATTCAGTTCTCTCCTGATGGGACCAATGTCGACAGCTCTCTGACCCGATATTACCGCACAAATCAGATCAACCCGCCGCACAGATTTACGGTCGCAAGATCATACTTCAGGGTTGTGTTCACCAATGGATCGGTGGCGCAAACACAATTCCGTCTTCAAACACTTCTAGGGGTGTTTGGGGAGTTGAATGCTCCTACAGATGGAATTCTATCAAGAGCTTTTGATGCCACTGCTGTGAGGCCGACCCTGCCTAACGACGAAGTTGTTCTGGGGCTCAGACAGGGTTACTTTGTCTCTCTCAAGTTTGGATACAATGAAAGTGTGTCCACTGGAGCGGCTCAGCTTGTTGCACCTTTTGGCGGACAGTTTACCTTTCTGACGGCAGCCTCGACACTCACTATATCCTCATCCAGCGTTGCAGATATTGATGTCTCAGGAACGGGCGCTCGATCTATCCTGGTATCGGGACTTGATGCCAACCGTCTCGCAAAAACAGAAATCATTGCGCTAAATGGCACAACAGACGTGGTTACAACCTCCACTTGGCTGGGCATCAACAGAACAATTGCTTACGACACGGGATCTTCCCGAGTAAACGCGGGCGATGTCACAATCACCGCTACCACTGGGGGGTCAATAATGGCCCAAGTTCCAGCGGGCAAAAGCATTACCCAGCAAGTCATCTTTCACGTACAGGCGGGACATAACGGGCTGATTCGAAGAATATACCTCAACGTACTTAAAACAGCGGTCGGGCAATCCCCTGTTGTCGCCGTGGAGTTAAAAGTGTGGAATCCGAGCGTTACAGACACAGTGTATACGCTGCGCAGGTTTAAACTTGATTCAGCCGTATCGAATGATCTGGAGCGAGATTATCCAGACCCTATTCTTTTGAGTCCTACAGATGTAGCATGGTTCACAATCACGACTGATCAAGCATCTACTTCTGTTGATATCGAAATGGACGTCACAGAAGTAAAACAGGTCAATGCATAAGGTGAACGCGAGATGACTGCCACTTTCAGTAAAAAATATCAGATCAGCGATGATATGTTCTCTACAGTTGTTGAGGCACAAAACCGAGCATTCGAGATTGGTCTGGATGGAAAAGTTCACGCATTCGATTCCGATGCAGGAAGTGTTTTTATGCCAGGTGAAACGCATGATCAGTATATGGATCTCATGCGTGATATGGCTGGCGAACAGCAAGCACCCTCAGAACCTTCAAATAATGATTTGCTAGAAAGAGCGATTGGGGCCATCATGACTTCGGTACTTCAGAAGACGCAGCAAAGCGAAAAACAACAGGCTTTCGCAATGTCTGCAAATATTGTAAAAGCGAACGAAGAGCAGCGCATTGTCTACGGATGGGCATCGGTAATCTCCAAAGGTGGAGAAAAATATTACGATGAACATGGCCATGCGATCAGTGTTGAGGTGATGGAAAAGATGGCGAATGACTTCATGGCCGATGTGCGTGTTGCAAAAGCAATGCACGACGGTGGACGCATTGGCCAGATTCTGCACTCACTTCCGCTTTCGAAACAGCTTGCAGATGCACTTGGCATTGAATCCCCCAATGAGGGGTGGATCATCGGCGTCAAGATCATGAGCGATGAAGTTTGGAAGTCCATCAAGGATGGCAAACTCAAAGCATTTTCTGTAGGTGGATGGGCGAGGATGCAAGATGCCTAATTTGTTTGACATCACAGAGTTCATTCTGGAAGAGGTTTCCCTTGTTGACGATCCCGCCAACCAGGAAGCAAAGGTTGCGCTGTTCAAGCGGAACAATCATCCGTCCGGGGCTCCGGACGATAAATTCGGTGTAAAGGAGAGACCAATGCCCGATAACAAATCCCCGGAGCAACAGCGCCGGGAAGAACTGCTGCTTGAGAAAGGCATCAAGCAAGAGCAGGTGGACCTGATTGAAAAGTCCGGTCTGGCTGAACTTCTCATGGATTTCATGCAGCGCGCTGAAGCTGCAGAAAAGCTCTGCGAAAAAGCAATGGACGATGCTTCGACCATTGAAGACGTGATCAAGGCAGCTGGCGGCGAAATCGCAGACGGCAAACTTGTCATGAAGAAAGCTGAAGAGCCTGAATACATCGAAGTCGATGGCGAAAAGGTTCTGAAGTCTGCAATTCCGGCGCCACTTCTGCGCAAGATGGAAAAGCAGAACGACGATCTGCAGGAGCTCAAGAAAGAGCGCGAACTCGAAAAGCTCGAAAAGCGCGCCGAGAAAGAACTCCCGCATCTTGGTGGATCGAACACAGCCAAAGGTCAGCTGCTTAAAGCGATCGATGGTCTGGGCAAATCCGCCGCCGAAGAACTTCACCGTGCATTGAAGGCTGCAGACGCCGCAGTCAGCAAAATGTTCGACGAAGTCGGCAAAGCAGGCGGTGACGACGAAGGCACAGCTGCGGCTGACCTGCGCAAAATGGCAGAAGCTCATGCAGAGGCGAAAAATGTCTCCTATGAGACTGCGTTTAGCGACGTCATCAAAACCAAGCGTGGCAAAGAGCTTCTGAGCTCCGCCCGCGCAGAGCAGTAAGGAGAGGCAGACATGTCTTATACACTCGGAGGTGAGTGCATCACCCTAGAGGCTGGCCAGGATCTGTCCTCAAGCCAGTTCTTCTTCGTGGCGGTCGCCGCGGATGGCCAAATCGATCCCGCAGGGGATGGCGCTCATGCAGAAGGTGTTCTCCAGAACGATCCTTCGGCTGCGGGCCAGGCTGCAACCGTCCAGATTTCTGGCGTTTCGAAAGTTGTCGCAGGCGGAGCTATTTCCGTTGGTGACGCTGTCGGTTCGACGGCTGCTGGCAAAGCTACTGTCGCCGCGACGACGGACAGCATCTTGGGGACTGCTCTTGAAGCGGCCACCACAGATGGTGACGTTATCGCAGTCCTGTTCCAGCCGCGAGGCGTTGCGTAAGCAATAACTGAGGAGAAGAGCACATGCCTCTACCTACCCCCCGTGACGTGCATGTCGACGCACCGCTCACAAACGTATCCGTCGCATTCTTGCAGAATGCGTCGAACTTCGTGGCTCGTTCGGTGTTTCCGATTGTCGGGTCGTCCAAACAGAGCAATCGCTACTACACCTATGATCGCGGTGACTTCAACCGTGACGAGGCGCAGAAGCGCGCTCCTGCAACCGAGTCAGCCGGCGGCGGTTATCGCATCGATAACACCCCGAGCTTCTTCTGTGATGTATATGCCTTCCACAAAGATCTGGATTGGCAGACAGATGCAAACGCAGACGAGATCCTTGATCTCGAAACAGAAGCAGCTGAGTTTGTTGCTCACAAAATGCTTATCCGTCAGGAAAAAGCATGGGCAGCCGACTTCTTTGCTGCAAGTGTTTGGACAACTGACATCACTGGTGTTGCGTCAAGCCCGACTGGCCCTCAAACGCTCCATTGGTCGGATGCAGCATCTGATCCAATTGGTGACATTCGTAATGCCATTACGACTGTGGAGGAATCCACTGGGTTCACCCCAAACACTTTGACTGTTGGCAAGCGCGTGTTTGACGCACTGGAAGATCATCCTGACATCGTTGACCGGATCAAGTATTCGGGCATGACGGGTCGCGAAGGTTCGCCAGCGCGGGTCAATGCAAACACACTGGCTCAGCTTTTCTCGCTCGAAAACGTGCGTGTTATGCGCGCAATCGAGAACACCGCAACCGAAGGTGCTACAAACTCGCACTCCTTCATCGGTGGCAAGAAAGCACTGCTGTCCTACACGCCTGCCCGTGCAGGACGGATGACCCCATCTGCGGGCTATACGTTCACATGGGACGGCTATGTGGCTGGTGCAAATGAGATGGGTTTTGCAACTTCTCGTTTTGACATTGACACAATCAAAGCGACCCGTGTTGAAGGCGAAATGGCTTTTGACCAGAAACTCATCGCTGCTGACCTGGGCTACTTCTTCAACTCCATCGTCGCATAAGAAGCTCATGATTTAGTGAAACGATAAAGCCCCGGCATCTGTCGGGGCTTTTCGTTTTTGAGGAAGTGGAGTAGCATCACGCTACCAACAAAGGAGAACAGTATGGCACACCTAAAACCACGGGCGGTTTTTGACCCCAAGCAAGACCTGACCACGTTGAAGACATTTCGTGCGGCCGGTCGGAGATTTACGCCAGGTATGAACTTCAATTGGCGACAACTGGGTCTGACACAGCGTCGAGTTCAGCAGATGTATGAGGGAAGTTTTCTCGCGATGGAATCCAGTGTTTCGGAGAATGCAAACGCCGATGATTTCGATTTTGACTTTGGTATTGCCAAGCCGGAAGCCGAAGAGGCACCAGCGGAGTCACTTGAAGATCACACAGTGGCCGAGCTGCGCGAAATTGCAGCGAACATGGGCATAGAGGATCTCCCACGGAAAAAAGCGGAAATCATCCAAACCATCAATGCCGCAAATGTGTGAGAAGGTTGAGTTGATGGATGAGCTCAGCCAAGAAGAGTTTTTCAAGTATGAGAAAATGTGGGCCGTGCGCGGGTATCGCGCACGTAGTCCGGGTGAAAGATCTCTCGGTGAGTTTCTGCAGATGGCTGACATGCCAACGGCCAGCACCATACTGGACTTTGGAGTTGGTTGCGGTCGACCGGCCTATGCATTGCAGCAAAAGGGGTTTCGCGTAACGGGGATTGATCTGACGCAAACCTGTCTTGATCCGGATATTTTGTACAAGCTGAACTTTGTCAAAGCCAGTTTGTGGGAACTCCCATCGGATCTGACGGGTGACTACGGGTATTGCACCGATGTCATGGAGCATATCCCGCCAGAAAAGGTTGATGCTGTTCTGGCTGAGCAGGTGCGAACATGCAAGGTGGGCTGCTTCTATCAGATTGCCACTTTTCATGATTCATTCGGGCGCAAGATCAACGAGATCCTTCACCTGACTATTGAGAATGCAGATTGGTGGGAAGACAAGCTGAAAGCGCATTGGCCGAACGTCGAGCGGGGGACCAGTGAACGTCGGTCGCCACGCTTCTGGTGCTACAAGTAATCTATATGAGGTGGCGAAATGACTTGGTCATATGATGAAACGAACATCGACACGACGACCGCAAGTGGACGTCGCAATGCCGTTCGCCTCCTCGTACAGGATACCGATGACAATGACATGCTGCTGCAGAATGAAGAGCTTGATTTCTGCATTCTTGAGGCAGGCAACAATGTTTATGTGGCAGCCGCAGCAGCCTGTGAAATGCTATCAGCCAAGTTCACCCGATATGGCGATACAGCGATCGATGAAACTGGCATCCAGGCGAAATACTCGGATGTAGCCAAAGCGTTTTCTGATCGGGCGCGCAAGCTACGGGAATCATCACGCAGGTTCACCGCAGGGCTGGGTACACCCTTGGCCGGAGGCATCAGTCGCTCGGCCATGAGTACGGTGTATGCGGACACAGATCGGCTAGATCCAGCGTTCAAGACACGGCAGTTCGCCAACCCTCCTCTGGGGGATGATGACGAGGGGCTGTCAAACCAGTGACACCAGAACTAGGCAAAATTGAACAGGTGGACAGGCACGGCCCCGCATTCATTGTCGGCGGCGGTGATTCATTGCGGGATTTTGACTTCTCGCTTTTGAAGGGTCGAGCCACCTATGGCGCCAACGATGCGGCCATAAAACTAAAAACAGACGTGTTTGTCACGATAGATCGAAATTATTACAAAAACCGAACCGAAGACATCAAGCAGTTCGTCAAGGGTGGTGGGACGGCCTACGTCGCGATG